ACGGACCGAAACCAGGCGTCACTCCGCAACGTGACGAGCTCGTCATACGACGCGTACGCATCATCAACGCGTGCGTCATCCGCGAATCAAGAGTCGAGTTGCTCGTGGATGATGAAACAGATCACTATATCGGGTGGGTCGAAAACGTTTGAATTCCGCCATTGGTGCGGAACGACAAAAGCGACGAGCGGACTCGGGCTGTCAACAGGATCGGGTGGGACTGAGGTATATGCTACCGTTGAAATCGAAAAAATCGCGTAAGCGAATGGATGGAGGGGAGATTATGCCAGAATCACCGCCAACAGTTCAGACGACACCGATGGATTTGCCAACCGTTCTGTCGATCCTCTATCCCGGAGTGAATTGCGGGCCAATGTCCGGGAGTCTGAACACCTACGCGGAATTTTCCGCCCACTGGCCCGCAGAGAATGGAGCATGTCCAACGCTCCAAACGCTGGAGGAAACGTGGTCGGAATACCTCGCAAACCCCACGGAATACGGATCCGTTCCGCAGTCGGTCAGTCGATGGCGATTCCTGCAGGCTCTCCGCGAAACGCCCTACTCGGGGGGAGTGAGTCTGTACGACGCGGTCAACGCCGCGATTGCGGGTAGCGGGAGCCCATCGCTCGCGAACCGATGGGCGGAGGTAACGGAGATTCTCCGTGACTCCGGGACCGTCGAACAGTTGAGAGTCGCTCTCGGGCTGACGACGGCACAGGTTGACACGGTTTTTCGATTGGCCGCGTCGTACCCATCATAGAATGTAGTCCGATCAGATTCGCCCACATTCACACCTTTTCACCTTCCCCCGAGTATGGCTGTTCACTGGCGGTCTCGTTTGACCGCCAAGAATCGTCGGGCATGTCGAGCGGTCAAAATAGCACGTTGACAAAACGTGATTAAATTGACTGATTCGATTGAGCAACTGTACTCGGGGGAAGGTGAAACGATGGATCGGAAACCGTGCATTGATTGGTACGACTGGTACGAGAAATTTTGGGCAAACCCAAGCAAATACGTGCGGTTCTTTCTTGCCGCAAGTTTGCTGATCGTCGCGTTTACACTCACCCCCGCAAATCTGACGGCACAGCAACCGCCGCAACCAGCATCGCCGCTGAAACTCATCCCTGAGAAACTCTCCGTCGATAGCGGTCGATTAACGATCATTCGCGTCGAAACGACCGCTAAAAAAGTAACGTGGGATCTCCCGGTCGGATTCGACACCGACGCGAACGAAGGTGGGAAAAAACTGATCCTCGTTGCTATCCCGACACTCCCAGCGGGAACGTACACGATCAAGGCGTGGGCCGCGATTGCCGACGAAGTTGTCGGATCAACGTGCCTGATTACGATCACCGGAGCACCAACTCCGCCAATCCCGCCGCAGCCAGCGGACCCACTCATCGCGGACCTTCAGCGACTCTACGCATCGGATGCAAACCCCGCAAAATCCACTCTCATCGTGAAACTCGCTGCGATATGGCGGGCTGGAGTTGGGGCCGCGAAAAACCCGAACATCGCAACGCCGTCCGCTCTGCTCGCATCCCTCACGTCCGCTGTTGGGTCACAGATGACCGCGAACGATCTCGCGACGATCCGTGACCGGATCGGAACCGAACTCAACAAAATTATCCCCGCTGATCCCGATGCACCTCTGACGGCGGAGTTTCGCCAGCGGGTATCCGAAACATTCGCCCGCATCGCCGCCGCCCTGGAGACGATTAAATGAGCGACAACGCAAACAACGCGAACAACTCCTTACCACCGAACACACCGCAGCCAAACCCACTGAGCCCCGTTGATCCCCCGACAGGATGGGGGAAAATCCTCCAATGGGCATTCGTTGTAATCCTTCTGTCGGTGTTGAGTTACCTCGGCATCAAACCTGCCTCGATCCCGCCGATTGAAGAGAGCGGACAGGCCGGATGGGTCCGCGACGATGAAGCGGTCAAAGAGGTTAAGGGACAACTGCCCTTCCCGACGTTCGGACAGACTCCCGCTGGACGTTCGATACAAGAGGCTCCGGATGCGGATGCGTATCTGTGGAAAGCGGCGGTCAAAGTAACGGGTGATCTGCTGCCCGGTCGGAATCAATTACAGGTCGGATCGTGCGTTTCATTTGGGACCGCCACGGCAATCGAGCACACGATTTTGTTTGAGATTGCGACATGGGTTGATGCTCGCGGGCCGCCGCCTGCGTTCAAGGATCTCGCTCAAGAGGTGATCTATGGTGGATCCCGCGTCCAGATCGGCGGGGGGAAGATTCGCGGTGATGGATCGGTCGGAGCGTGGGCTGCGAAATTCGTCCACGATTTCGGATTCGTCGCGAGAGGAACATACGGCAAGTGGGATCTGACGAAATACACCGAGAGCCAATGTCGCCAACTCGGACAGTCGGGATGCCCTGCGGATTTGCTTCCCATCGCCGCAAAAACGAAAGTCGGCACGACAACTCAGATTCAATCCGCTGACGAAGCTGCGAAAGCGATCCAGCAGGGATACGGTATCGCCGTTTGCTCAAATCAAGGATTTGCCCGCCAGAGGGACAAGGAGGGGTTTTGTCGTCCGCAAGGGCAATGGGCTCACTGCATGGCGATTCTCGGCGTGCAATTCGGCGAGCGGAAAGGGTTTTTTATCGCGAATTCATGGGGCGACGATTATTTCACCGGCCCGATGGGTAAAGGCGACGGTCCGCGATGTGGATTCTGGGCGGACTGGTCGGTTGTGGATCGAATGATTCGCAACGGTGGGGACACGTGGGCATTCTCCGACGCGGACGGATTCCCCGCGAGACAAATCAACTGGCGGGTGATGAATGACCTTATCCCCGCCGCTGAACGGAAGCATTTCGCCCTGAAGCAACGACGTTTGGAAGTGTTTAATTTGTTCCGAGACATGGAGATCCGATGAGCTTGATTCAATCAATTTCGATGCGAGCAATCCTTTCGCTCGCGATCTGTATTGCTCTTGTACTGTCCGGCGTGGTCGCTCACCCCGCGTTTGCGGGACCAAAAGAAGAAGCGGAAGCTGCTGTCGCGTGGGAGATCGCAATCAGAGCGAAACATCCTGCGAAAAACGACCAGTCCGCCGCCGTGAAACCGAATACGATTCCCGCCGTGAAACCGAAAATCAACAAACGCGAGGAATGTCACACGGACCTCGCAACCGCGACGAAGATCGCAGAGAAGGAAAATCGTGCGGTCGTGCTGTGGATCGGAATGCAATGTGAGGATGACGCACGGACTCGCGAAGCTCTAAATGAATGCGTTCATGTACACCTCGACACGAACGGCGGATCCGTCACTCCGCGAATCGAAATCCCGAAAGGGTACGGGCGGTCATGGGTGATTGAAAAAGATCGACTCCCGACGTACTCCGCAACGTTCCTCCGCGACCTCGCAAACGACGGCAAGCCATCCGCTTCGCGGTCTGTACTCGGGGGAAGGGTGATCCGCGGAGCGAACGGCAATGAGTGCGTAAATGGCGTGTGTCCAGACGGCACGATCTGCGGGGATGGTTCATGCGTGTCGTCGTGTCCAGGCGGGAACTGCTCAGCGGTATCTTCGTTTCCGTCGTCGTCATCGCGTGCATACTCACCCTCCCCCGTGTATCTTCCTGCGTCGTTGCCTGTGTTGGGTGGGTCGAATTGCCCAGGCGGGAATTGTCCGCGTCGATAACTCCGAACGAGGGACGAGATTGAAAACGCCAGCGGATGAAGCGGATTATGATACGAATCCGGAACCGTCGACATGGTGGAGATGGGTTCTAACCGCTGGCATTCTGTTGTTTTTGTTCAGTCGTTTGTTCTGTGCACGATAACGACGAAGACGAAGGAGGGATTCACCGTGACCATTTTCGAAGCGGTCAAACGCCGCAACGCAATCCGATACGCACTCGCCAACAGTCTCAACGACATCCACGTCGCCACGGGGGACACTCAAACCCCGCTCGCGAAAACCGTCCTGCTGAACTCGATCGCACTGCTCACCCCGGACCAACTGGGATCGTTGAGCAAGGTCACGATTGATTTCGCCGCGGTGTTTGGGTTCGTCATGGACATCGTCCGGGCGAAGTTCCCTGTGTTGGGTGTCGCGATTGATTTGATCCTTGATGCGTTGGGTGTCGTGATTCCGCCAGCGGCGAACACGACGAACACGCAGTCGGTGAGCGAGCTGGCCGTAGCGAAATAATCCGCGTACACCCCGCCCTGTATGGTTCTGGAAGCTGTTGCCGACAACACAACGCAAAAGAACTCGGGGCGGGGTAAATTCTTCACTTTCAAGGTAATCACGGATGAAAAAGACAATCGCTCTTGATGTTGATGCTACCCTCGCACATTACACGAAGTGGGAAGGTATCGAGCACATTGGCGACCCGCTTCCGGGTGCAAAAGAGTTCGTCGAACGTCTGCGACAACACGCCGAGATTTTGATTTACACCACTCGCGGGAATGCCGAAATGAATGGCCGGCACGGGTGGGGGCCAACCATTCTCCGCAAACTCATTGCCGAGTGGCTGGAAAAACACGGCATCCCCTACGACGACATTTGGATTGGACAGGGGAAACCAATTTTCTCCGCCATCATCGACGACCGAGCGGTGTCGTGCCGTCCGATGGAGGATCCAACCGCCTACGAAAAAGCATTTGCCGCCACGATGAAACTGATCGGAATCCCTGTTGGATAAAGGAAACCAACGATGTTCCTCGCGTTCCTCCTGCAATTCGTTCTCCTTCAGCAACGCATGCCAGTCGGTCCGGTTGCCGAAACGATTGAACCGTCTCTCGCTCCCGCCGTTGTTGGTTGGTGCGACGAACTGGGCACGGTCCGCAGCGACGATGTTGATCGGTTTCAGATCGATTCCAAAACCGCCTACGAACGGAATATGGCCGCGTGGGAAGAGTACGAATCACTCTGTCGAATTTTCTGGAATCAATCTGGATTTGAGCGGGAATACATGGTCGTTGTCACGGACCAACATTACCGCCTGAATGCGTGGGATCGACTGTACAAAGCTCTAACCGCTGGCGGGCCTCGATACCGCCTGAGATGCCTACAGGAACTCCGCGACATCATCGGACCCGCCAACTACTACGCGGGGGAGATGCCGCCGCCTGTAGCAATTTGGAACGCACTTCCATGATCCCGCCTGAATTGTTCCTACCTGTCAATTCGTCCTGTCGATAATAAGTGTGCGGAGACGGAATCTCACCCCCAGCCCCGCACACCACTTCTGCCGACACCGACCGACATCAACAACTTACAGTCTATCACGCATTCATCCGACATGGCAAGCGGGGTGAGCAATGTCCGCACTATTATTCTGCGAAGACGAAATAAAATTTGACGATTCCGGGACGGTTTTTCGCTCCCCGTCGCTGTCAACCGTCCCGGTCGATTCACGTCGAACACACAGCGTCAATCACTCCACACCCCCGAGTACGTCCGCGACGACGCCACGCGTGACGAAGTGGGTCCGACGACTTACAAAATCAACGTCGGACGAAATCCGCTGGCAAGCCCGCCCGTGGTTCGGGAATCGTCACGTCAATCTCGGCGTGTACGACACGAAATCGGAAGCGACGGCGGTGATCAGTCGGTGGATCGCCAGTGGTGGGAAATGGCGACCCGAGCACCTGCTCCCGCAGTGGGTGTGTGTTGCGTCCGAGGTACTCGGGGGAGGTGAGAACGTCGAAGCGGTTCGCAATCCCGGATCGGTCCGCACGCCCCGCTATGTTGTTTGGTTTCCGCGAAAGACAATGGCGATGGGTATCGGCCCGCTCGCGTGGGAACTGCCCGAATCACTCTACTTTTTCGACTCGCCCGCCGCCGCGTTCCTGGCCGCCGTCGAAACGGTCGTAGATGTGCTCGGGATGTTCGCGAGAGACTACCTCCCGCGTGATCCGTGGCACGTTGAACTCCTGCCGAAAGAGAAGCGATATCTGTTGGATGGGATTGGCGGGTCGATGAGAAAAACGGGCGGACCGCGGAGGCGAAGGAAGGAAACCCCCGCGGTCACTGGTGAGGAGCAACCACTCACCGCCCGACATGGCACGCATCGAAAATCGCGTGAATCGCGTGTTTCAACTGGATCCGACTTGTTCTCCGCTGTCGATCTCGCTGTCGCCTACAACGTGACAACCAACGAGGACAGCGAGTCCGCCTGATCGCTGTACGCTGTACCCGGGAGGGTGAGATACGGTTCAGTCCGCCCTCCGACTGTTGGCGACTGCGTATCGAATGCGACGTTCGACATCGTGAACGTGAGGGTCGATGCACCGACTGCAAAAGCTGCCGTGACTGCCACGCCCGTCGCACCCTGATTGTGCAGGGCGGTTGCTGCCGCCCACGGGATTGACGCGTTGAGAGTGATCTGGCGATTTTGTTTCACGGTGTCGGTCAACGTCTGCGAGTTGAGGAAACGCTCGCGATCAATCCCGTTCGAAATTGTGATGTCAAAATCCCGGCACGCGTACGCGGTCCCGCCGATAGTCAACGTCAACCCGAAAAACATGAACGGACCGCTCGCAACGTCGATATTGATCGAAGGGAACGACCCGCTCACCGTTTCCGTTTGCCCGACGATATCCAACTCAAGAGCAATCGGAGCACCTGGAGACCCGCGAAATGTCGCACGATCAACCGCACACCCCGCGTACGTGAACAGGTTTCCTGCCCCGCGATAGATCGCAACGTATCGCGTCAACGTCGAATCGGACAGTGCGTAGGTTGTCGGCCCGGACCCAGATCCCGCAGTGCCGAGGATCCACGGCAGGAGCAACGCCATCTCAACGGGATTCGGTTGCAGTGACAACCCGCCACCGATGCGAATCAACCCCTGAACAACACGCGAGATGTCGTCGCCGTCCAGCGAGCCGCGAAGCCCGTTCGTGTTGAGGTTTTGCGTTGTGTTCCGGATCGACTCGGACAGCACGTCAAATCGTTTCGTGACGGGGTTCGCGGAGTCGATACCGAGTTTAAGTTTTACGCCCTGAGTCGCTGCCATGTCTCACATCCCCCGAGTATCGACTGCCGACATCACATCCCAAACCCGCGACCTTCGCGGCAGATAAACATACAAGTGAATCCAGATACGAACGATTTGTATTCTTCCCGCTTTTTATCGGCGATCATGTTCGGTTGCACTTCACACTGATACACAATCGCCCCGGATGGAACCTCAAGCGGTTGATTGCGAAACGTCCGCATCGCCGACTGTCGCCATTGCGTGTATTTTGCCGATGGAGTTTGCGGCCCGAGATCATTCGCATCAATGAACAGGATCGCGACGGGATACGCTACGTCATCTGTCGATGTCAGTCCGCCCCGCATCTGCTCTGTGAGCGTTTCCCGCGTTACAACCGCACAGGGACGCTGTGTTGTCGCGAGAAAATCCTGCGGAGTCGAGATCACAAATCGACCGTAGACTTTCGCCCCGATGTCTTCGAGATTCAACAGGATCAACTTCGCCACGACCGCGTCGACAATCTCTTCGTGAACGGGATCGTCGCCAGTCGAGGCCGGCCGATAAACCGGAGTACTCGGGGAAGTGGTGCTGCCCGACGTTGACAACACGACCCACCAATAATATCCAGCGGAGATCGTGATCGTTATCGTGCCGTCGCCCGTTCTCGTTCCCCTCGTCGTCCACGTCGGAGTTGCACCGAAATCACCGTTGACCGGCGTGGATTTCACGACGTTCGTCGACCCGCTATCGGATCCGGAGATCGTCGCGGTCACGGTCCCGTCTGCGTTGTCAGTGATAGCGAGTGAGACTGACACAGTTAGATCATCCCCAACGCCCGGAGTATCGGATCGGTCAATCGGTCCGCCGCAATTCGGTCCATCGTCTTCAGGGCATCCTCTGAGAGATACATAAACTCTCGCTTCGGGACTTCGACATGTTTTGTCAGGTAATATTGCACCACGGCATCGTTGAATTTCCCGTTGACGATCCCTCGCCCTTTGTCTCGCTGGATGCCCTTTTTCGTCTTGCTCTTCGTCTGTTTCGCCTTCTTCCGATCGCTCTTGCCGTCGCCTTTTGCCTTGCGTGGATTTTTCTCCACAAGCAAGCCCGACATACCGCCCTTGAACACAATCGCTCTGAGTGGCCTGGGGAACTGTCGGGGAGACCCCGTCCGTTTCGCCTCGCGTGTGGCGGGAATCGTGAGAAATTTCCCGCGTACAGGAACGATGGTCCCGCCACTGTTCTGGAGTCGAGCGTAATCCAGATTGTTGAACACGGTCAGCTTCGCCCCGTCAATCACCGACGAATTCGCATTCATCAACACGCCAGTGTCCCGCAGTGGCATCGCTCCGCCATTTACTCGGGGGGAGTGAGCAATCGCGGCCCACGATTTCCCCTCTGAGTCCTGTTGAGTGACGAAGTGCCGTTTCACGTCCGCCGTGGCGACCTGTTCGACTTCCCGCATGACCTGGTCGATCAGCGGAGTCGGGGACTCCAGAGCGTGCAGAGCGGACCGGAGCAGGTCGGAGATCGCACTGTTGTAGCGGGGGTCTGACACAGGATCACCAGTTCGCGGTTATTCGGTTTCGTCTGGGTCGCCGAGTCCTTTATCATCCATCAAGGCCGAGTTTTTGCTCGCCAGAATCTCGCGAGCCTCGTTTGCAATCCGCAGTGAGTCCGTCAGGTTCGCGTTATCGACTCGATAACGTTCTATGATTTTCCCAATTACCTCTATCGCTGAGGTTTTTTCCCCGTCCGCACCCTTCCACTCCGGCTCTGATAAGAACAACGCGGCCAGCTTTTTGAATTCAGCTGCGTATTGGGCGTTCTGATTGCGGAGGATAGCGAGTTCCCGCTCCGCTTGGAGAACCTTCGCGTGTTGCTCCGACAACAAATGCAGGATCGCCCCACCGTCTCCACCAACCGAAATCGATTCTGACATAGTCCTTCTTCCTTCCCCCGAGTATTCCCGGGTGTTGCTCACCAACCGTCTCGCCACTACCCGCCGTCACAATCAAAACCTTGAATCCGTCGTAAACGTGTCGTTCGCCGTGTTGTTCGTCCCGTATCCGATGTTCCCCGCCAGCGGATAATCCGGAGCGGTCCAAACCCCACTCACAAACACCGCCGACTCCTTCATCTCCTGCTCGCAATCGCAAATCTTGTCCAACGCCACGTCGTCAATCACCGCACCGTTCCGCAACGCGATGCAAGTCGCAATCTTCCTGTTAAACTCCGCTGCACGATCCCACGAATCAATCGTTGCCTTTGCGTACCCGCGATTCGCCATCGTCGCCAGGATTGCGTTGTACGCCTCGGTATTCGCATCCGTGACGATCTGCGACCACTGCGGAGCGTCGGCGATCAACGCGGCGGACGTGTTGAATTTCAACCGCTTCGCTACCGCTGTCAGGATCGTCGCGTCGTCAACGTATGTCGGCACAGCGTTACCTCACCTTCCCCCAAGTACCGTCTGCAAATCAACAACAAAAATGAATCTGAGAATGAGAACAGCGGGGCGAGAAACGCTCTCCAACGCCCCCACCCCGCCGTCTCGTCTCCGCCATTACATTTGGGCGGAGATTAGTTCAGATACGCGGTCGGAATCAAATTCGACCACCCACGAAACATGTTGCTCACCGCCGCACCGCTCTGGACGATCACTTCCGAGTTGAGCACCGTTCGCATGGCGTTCGCGATCCTCGTCGAGCACAGCGTCGTCGTGTTCTCCGTGCTGAAGGCGAGCTGCTCATGCACGTACTCGTCTTCGTCGGTGTCCATGCCTTTCGGCAGTTTGAACGAGCGGAACGCGTTTTCAATATTCCCGAGTTCCGTCTGAATCTCGGTCAACGTTGGGGTATTCGACCACTCCAGCAACACCGCGTCCCACCAAAACCCGTAGGCGACCGCCATTTCGCAGTCAACCCAATACTTGATTTGCTTCTCTTCGAAGCTTGCCGGAGTGCCCTCGTTGGTCATCAACTGGCTGAGCGGTTTGCGGTCCTGGAGAATCGCGGGTTTGATCACGCCCGTCGTGACCATGACGAGCAAACGATTCGCAACGCCATCGGACCCCGCTGCGGTCCCGGCGAGGAGGTTGTCCCCCGTTCCAATCGTGTGAGAATTCGCGAACAGGTAACTCCCATCGAAGCATCGCGTTGTTTTCCCCGCCGCGAGTGTCCGCATCACCAGACGGCCCGGATACTCTTTCGCTTTCTTGACGAGTTCCTGCGGTTTCAGCTTGTACCCGCCAACCTGATCGTCTTCGACATCGCGAGTACGAACGAGGAATTCAGCCGAGTACTCTTTGTTCGCGACTTCGTATTTCACGGAGTCGATGTTTCCAAACTGTCGATAGCCGCGATATTCTTTCAGGCCCGGGACGCTCGACATCCACGGGTATTGCTCGATACGAGCGGTGGACTGAAGGGTCGTCGTGAACTGCTCCCACGGACCCGGAGAAATCCCGGTGATATCGTTGACCGCACTGAGGAACTCAGAACGCATCAACGCTGTGAAAATGCTTGTCTGCACTGCAAAACCCCCTCTGTATGGTTAGACGTTGATACGTCTGTCGTTCGCCGTCAGTGATTCGTTTATCGCCGTTTTTCGTGTCTGTCGCGTCTATCGGATTCGGTGGGCGGATCGCGAGACGACTCTGTTTATCGACCCGCCTACCGACCCGCTCGCTACAGGATCTTCACCAACACGTTGAAGCTCGAAAGATCCACCGATCCGCCGCTGAGGTTGATAATCCGCACTTTCAGCGTGTCCGCTGCGGAGATGTACCACGACACCAGAGCGAGTCCCGCTGTGACGCCGGATTGCGGTTGAACCACAACGACATCTGTCGTCAACAGACCCGTCACGGTCAGCGTGACTTCCGCCATTCCCGCATTAGCAATCGATCCGGGGTCACACGCAACGAGGAAGTCCGACCCGCTGCGAAGCCCGTAATCGAGCCGGACGAGACAGTGCGTCGAGTCGATGTACTGCTCAACCTTCCCGATGCAGTTTCGGTAGGTCGTCGCGGTGAGAGTGAACGTCCCGTCGTAGGACGCGTACACCACTTTCCCAATATCAGTGATCGCCACCGAGTCAATCGCAATCGTCGCGAACTGCGGGCGATCAACCTCGCGTTTCAGTTTGTAATCGCCGGCGGACAACCCACTCTCGACCGTGTACTGATTCGATTCGGAGTAAAACCCCGCAAACGACAGCAATTCCGAGTCATCGAATTTTGTCGCGTACCCGGTGGATTTGCGGCCAATCGCCGCACCCGGATAGTAAGTCTGTGCGGTCGTGACGAAATCGAGATACCGCTTTGTGTTCTCGTATCCCGTCACGCCGATTTTGATGCGTTCCGTTGTATTCGCCACTGTATCAACCCCCTCGTTGATTCGGGTTTGGATTTATTGATCTGTTTGGATGTGCGGGGCTATCCCCGCTCGATTGCCAATCCCGCCGTACTCGGGGGAAGGGTGAAATATCGCGTCGTGTCGTGTCGCGTCCGGGATTACTTCCCGATGTAGCTGTCCGCGGTGATCTTGTTCCCGTTCTTTTTGCGGGCTTCACAGAACCGCGTCACGAACTGCTCGCGAGTGACGTGAGCCTTTGCGAGTGCGTCTTCGTGGAGTTCCGCGAACTGTTCAACCTTCACGACTTCTTCGTCGGAACCGTCGCGTTCACCGAACTTCACCACGCCACCATTGCCGCTGTTCGCACCGCTGCTTCCGCCACCAGCCACACGTTCGCGGAGATTCACGATAACGGGCCGCGATTCAAGTTCAGCCATCTGTAGATCGAGCTCGGACTTCATCACGGTTTTGCCGTTCTCGGAGAACTTGTGAACCGCGGCGGTGGACTGGCGGAGGAGTCTCTGTTCGACGGAAGGACGTTCGGCGGGGAGAAGTTTCCCCTGACCGACCAACCGATCACAGAAAAACTTGACGGTCGACTTTCTTGATTCCTCGGCCTGTTTATTCAGAATCGAAATGGCCGAATTCGCGTTGTTTGTGACGTTCGCGAGCTCTCCGCGAACGATATCCCGCACTTCTTTTTCCGAGAACATTCGCTGTGGCATCGGTTTCCCCTTGTCACTGTTGGTTGCCGCCGGTTGCGTTGCTGGCGGTTGCATGGCCGCGATCATCGCCTTGAGATCGTCGTCGCTCTTTCCGTCCAGGTCAGCGGCGGACTTACCCGCACCGAGAAGCGTTTTGATCATGTCGTCGTGCGACATATCCACGTAGGATGACGTTGTCGTGTTCGGGATTGTTGCGTCGCTCATCGGAGCGGTCGGACTGGCGGGGTTGTCGATGCTGTTCGCGTTGTCAGCATCCCCATCACTCCCGAGTATCGCCGCCGCGAGCCCCTGAAGGGATGCGTCCTGCATGTTGTCCAGATCCGACTTTACGAGAGTCGGGACTGCCGCGAGTAACTGCTGAATAAGAGAATCGCGATCCATACCCACCTCCGAAAAACAAAGGAACGTCCCCCGGTTCGTCGGGGTAGCTGATAACAATTTGAATCTTCTGCCAGGCGGAGCCGACACCGTGGACCAACTCGACCGCAACCGTCGCTCTGCCATCCGCTCCACGAACGGCATCGGGATATCCGCTAAGGACTTCACTTGCGGAATCTCACCGCCAAGCAACGCCACACGACGCAGAGCGAGCCCGTACTCATTCCCCTGATCGTCGATAAAGTTGTCATAGATTTCCGCCGAGACCTTGCGGTACGACTTCATCCGAATCGCGTCGGCAATCGTCGGGAACACATCGGAAAAATCCGCGTAGAGAATCGCGGGGTCTGTCCACTTCGGTTTGTCCGGACGAGTTCCGCCGCGTCCAACGTCGGCAATCCACGCAGCGGCGGGGATGTCAGTGCGGAGAAGGAAGTCTTGATCGTCCTGCTCTTCGTGGCCGACAACAACCGGGACTTTCAACAGGTCGAGATCGCTCGGACCGAGTTTGCGGAAGTTCTCCGCGATTTTGTCGAGATCGTCCTGCGTGTAAATCTTCCCGCGAAACGTGCCCGCCCCGAATATCTCCACGTCGGGGATATACTCGGACGGTCTCAGTGTTGGCGGGGATGTTGGCATGGCGGAATCGTACTATGTTGTCATGCCCGATGAAATTTGGCGGGTTGATAGGATTGGGCGAGCGTTGGTTTATTTCGGAAGTATAAACCTAATCCCTTCCCATTCGGGAACATTGCCCAGACACCGCGGCGGCACGCCGTGAATCTCTTTCGGAAAATCAACTAAACGCACAACTTCCAGCGGGGTTTCCTCGCGAATAACCTTCCAGTTTCTCTCCCACGACTTCCACTTAATTTCGATTCTGTAAACAAATCCACGTAGATACCAAGAATCGAGAATGTATGGCTGGATCGAATACCCCCAATTGTCGTAGTGGTAATAATGAAGCAGACACTCCATGCGGGACTTTTCTTCCACCGATGGGCACGGCGGTGTTCGATTCATTATCGCGATCTGCAACCGAATGAACTCCGCCCGCTCTGGCTCGCCGTTCTCATCCAGCCAGTCCGCGAAAATCAATCGCGGTGCATCGCTGTGTACGTCTTCGCAGATCGCCCGCATGAACGACGCCATCTCTTCCGTTTTGCCTGTGACCATCGCCGCCACCCTTCCTTTTCAAATCCTGTGTACTCGGGGGAAGTGAGAGTTGCTCGCTCACTTCCCGTTTACCCCACACTCCACACCAACTACGCCAACACTCTCTCGCACCACGCCCGCCACATCTGCTCTGTCATCCGCTCAATCCTCGCTCCGCCTTCAACCAATCGCGTCCACTGATACCGATCAACCGGAATTTTGCTACACCGGCAGTTGTACACCCGCTCCCCGCGTACCTCGGCGAACGACAGCGTCACTGGGAAATATCGGTCAAAGTGCGGTTCGTGATCGTTTCCCTGTCGCCCGTCACGAATCCCGACGTACTGCCACGCGGGAAACATCTCCTGCATGTGCGGTTGTTCGAGTTCGTCGTCTGTCCCCTGTGTGTACGCTCCGTTCAAGTTCGTTCTCATCACCATGTTGGCATATTGCGGGTTCGCTGGCGACACCCCAGCATCTTCGAGAATCTGGCGGATCGCTCCCGGCCCGTTGGCGATGTCTCCGCCGTCGTTCCCTTCGATCACGTCCGAGATAATCCGCTTGACTGATTCGGTCAACTGCTGGTTCGTCGTCGCGGCGATGTTGAATCCCTGTAGACGCTGGCGATGGTCGAACGTCGCGGGGTCAATTTTAAGTCCAGGCACAAGCGAGCGGAAAAACTCCACCGCCTTTTTTGGTGCGAGCGGAGCAGGGGAGTCACCATCGGCGAACATCGCGAACGACTGCACCCCGTCACTGTCTCCGTCTCCACTGTCTCCGCCGTCATTGTGCGTACTCACCTCCCCCGAGTACCCGCCGCCGCCGAGTCCGATCTCGTGGTGAATCGCCAAATGTGCCCGTTCGACCACGCGGGACCGCCCGAGCAGATTCGCGACGGACGTTGACCCGGCGAACATCTCCGCCAGTTCGTTCAGTTCCGCCGCGTTCAAGATCCCGCTCGCGGGGATGTACTCGGGGGAAGGGTGATCACCGTGAAGGAACAATCGGTTCATCGCTCCCGTTATGATGTCGGACAGTTTCGCTACGCCCGCCGATTGAGCTGCGGAGAACAGCGTGGAGATCCTGCGACCGTCCGGGCCAGCGAGCGTGTGCGTGGCGGGGGACGAATCGCGTGGCATGTCAGCGAATGACACGAACGTCCTGCACCGGCAATATTCACACTGTCGCATCATGACTGCACCCGCTTTCCGCCGATCCACCTCGGAGCGTTCAGCCAGTTGTACGCGAGGCCATTCCGCCAAACTGCCTGATCCGGATCCTTCAACTGTCCGACTTCGTTGTGGACCTGCAGAGTGATGTTACCCTTCGACCATTCGTGAGACAAAGCGTCGTGCAGATCCGCCATCGTAAGATTCGGCACTCGCTGTTTAAGCCAGTCGAACACCTGCGGAATTGTCGCCTCCTGTTTCGATCCGCTGCGATCCAGCCGACGTACCTTGTTGCGGGTCATACCCCGCCGACTTCCATTGACCGGCAATCCAGCCCGCCATTCGCTGGACTCCAGCCGCGTCCGTGCTGCCTGTTTCCATGTATCCCGAAGGCGTTTCCCGCACCCGGGCCGCCACCGCTTCAGCCTGTTCCGGCGTGATGCTGGAAGGGTTGATCCCCATCGTTGCCATCAACCGGGACATGATTTCCGTGGGGTGGTCGTCGCTGGCGGACGTGACCTTCGGAGGCGATGTCTTCGCGGCCGGAGTCGATTCGTCTTTTTTCGCGGTCTGTCGCTCCGGAATGTATTCCGTCCCGGGATTACCCCTGTCAGGCAATCGCAGCATGTGATACGTCGCACCCAACGGGTGATCAATCTGGGACCGCTTGATTTGATTCTTGTCCATCACGTGCGAAAGATCCGCTCGCGATAAATTCAAGTCGAGTGAGTCGTTCGCATCCATCAACTTTTGCTTAAATGCTTCTTCGGTCAACGACGGGTTTTTCTCTTTCAGCTTGTCATAAATCGCATCGAGCATAACCCTGTCATCGCCGAACCAGTTGCCGGCCTGATGCATGCCCGCTTTTGTTTTCGGGAGTTCCCGAACAGCGTCGTAAACCTCCTGAGCGAATTCGGCATTCGGCAGTTTCGTGATGTCGCTCTGCGGTGTCGACTTTGGTTCGGAGGTCTGCGGTTTCTGTTTGGGAGTCTGCGGTTTCGGCTTGGAAGGTTTGGGAGGTTTCGCGGTCGGTTCAACTTTCGCAGTCGGTTCGACCTTATGCACTGGCTCCGTCTTTGCCACGCTCGTCAACGGTTCGTCACTCAAAACCGATTTCATCGCAATTCTCGCGGCAAGATCCTTTCCGGCCCGACCTTTCACGCCGACTTCGCCAGCCAGTTTCGTTAGCGTCTCTGGGGGAAGCGTTTTCAGGTGATCTTCCAACGCTTTTACCTTCGACAAGTCCGCTCCATTCGCATCGGAGTCCGCCCGTGCATCCGCGATCAATTTTCGCGTATGATCTTCGTTGCCGAGAGCACGCCCTGCGATCTTCGCTCCGTGTTCCGCCGTCGTTCCGCCCGATGCTTTGATGCCGAGACGCTTCTTCAACTCGTCCTGATCCGCGCGACTCATCTTCGCAATCTTCTGTTTTAACGCGTCAACCTTCTCTGGTGTCGCACTCGCGATGTCCGACTTCATCCCTATGACTTCCGCGTGAACGTCATCCACTTTCGGTTTCTCGTCCGGTGGATTCCCCTTACCGTTCCAAATCCGCCCCGTCGTTGCATGCCGCCAGATCGTCTGCCCTTTTCTCGGACCCGACTTCGCTACCGACTGCACCCAGTTCCCCGCGAACTCCTCGACTGACAGATCCCCGCCGTCCGTGTACTGCTCGACATTCCCGTGAGCCGACTCCAACCCCGACGAGATTTGATCCGCTGTCGGCATCTTCCACTTACCCCCGAGTATCTGCTGATACGAGCGGAGGAGCGATTGAACCGCCTGGATGATCTGCGGGTCACTCGTATCGATCCCGCCTGTAGTTGACGCTCCGGTTGTGTCCGAAGTGTCCGCGAACGTCGTCCCGTCCCACGTCGAGAAATCCCGCCGCGTGTCGTTCCGCGTGTCGACGTTCTTCGTCGTCTTCGTCCCGCCCGCCAACCCCGCATACACTCTCGATATCGCTGCGGACGCAATCGCAATCGCTGCGGAGGGCGAGATCCCAAGATTCGTCGACACCGCATCGCCTGCCGACTTCGCGATTGCATTCCGGGCGAATTCCTCCGCCGTGTCGAAGATCGTCGATGATATCGTCGGATAATGTTCCGAGATGAAATTCAACGATGCCGTCGCAGCGGTTTTCGCTCGGTCCCAGATCGATTTGATCGCGGCCCGTACTCGGGGGGAAGGTGATTGCTGCGACGCGGTCCCACTTGATGTCGCGTGCGATCCGCCGCCGCTCCCGCTGGATCCGCCCGGGTTCTCGTTGCCGTACCCAATCTCACCCGTTCGGACGTTGATCCAACGCTTTCCGCCGCGAGGTCCGTCTGATGTCGGTTGCCACGCGGTTTCATCGAACGAATCGAGATCGTACCATTCGGTGAATAATCCGCCGCTGTCGCTGGATGTCCCTGTCGAGTCGCCGCCGTTGGATGGGTCGGTGTCAGAGTCGGACGGGAAAAGCGAGGAAGGATCGAATCCGCCGCCCGTGCCGCCATTTGGATCGTCCCTGTCTCCACCCGTGCCACTGCCACCAAACGGATCACCGCCACCACCGCCACCCATGCCGCCCGCATTCGGCGGAGTCAACACGTCATCGTCATCCTCTGGCGGTTCAATGTTGAGATCGGTGTACGTCTTCGACTTCGACAACTTCAACCCGAGCGACTGAGCCCCGCGGTAGAGATTCAATTTCGCCATGAGTTCATCATCCGTCACACGTCCCAACGTCAGGATCGGAACGCCGACACCGATGTAATTAAAGTGGACGAGATCCGGAATCCACTGGCGATTAAACCCGTTCTCGACAATCGTCGTCAAGTACCACTGAAACAGCATCGTGATGTCTTTCGACACCTGTGCGTTCCCCCGTGTATCGCCGCCCTGTCCGCCACCTTCGAGCGTTTGGAGATACGCTCCGATGATCGCAATGAGGATGTTCTTTTTGCAGTCGTCAACGAACGACTTGTAATCCGATTCCCCGCTCCCCGCGAGATTCTGAGCTTCGACCCGCACGCCCTCCGGGATGGCTGCCCACGTTGACGCTCTGGCCCGAGCGAGAGCCTGTTCGAGTGGGTAGCGATCCTCTTTCGTCGCGTACGTCCCGAGCATGAACGGCGACGTGTATTTCTCCGCGTGGATCGCTCGGAGTTTCGTCACGGTGTCGAGCATCCAGTAGTCCGAATATGCGGCCCGCAGATCGCTCGTTCCTGTCGCTGTATCGTAGAGTGGGAGATGTCGGAGATAGAGAAAATCTTCGATTGCGAATCGCTCGTTCGTCCGCATCAGCCACGCCGTTTTGACGTTGTTGTACGCATCGCCTTCGAGCCGAAGTAAATTCGAGTCCTTTGATTTGATATCCCTGCCGACAATCGAGCCCGCATACTCTCCGTCGTCTTCGACTCGCCACACCTTCTCACTGAGAGAATAACCGTCAATCAGTGCAGGCATCAACGTCGAGATGATCGTTCCCGCGAGTCCATCGGGTAGCCGCTTTATGCAATGCTTCACGAACTTTGCCGCGTCTTTGTCCGCCTCCGAATCTGGATCGCATGGGTGGACCTGCCAGTCCAGCGACGCAACACCGAGCACTTTCGTCAGCAGTCCGGATTTAACGTACGGGCTCCGCATCATCTCGCGATACGCTGCACGCATCCCGGCGTTTTCACCCGCAGCGGTGGGGGACTGATACGGGAGAAACCAGACCTTCGACATGACGCCAAAAGGCCCAGTTCGGACGCGGTCTCCGAGTTCCGCTCCGTATCGTGACCAGTTTGAGCTGTCATCGCGGGATTGTCGCGACGGATTTGGGGTGAGAGCGGATGTGGACGATACGGCCGGAGTATCTACGAACATTCGATCAAGACGTGATTCAGCGGCGGATGGCTGGGCGAAGAGAGTTTTCAGGGATTTGAAGGCCAGATCGTTCATCGCTCACCCCACCGCGTATAGATCGAGACAACCGAATATATCGCGTGGAATTGTGCGGGGTGATTATGCCCGATGTCAGTCAATCTCTCCTGCCCCGCTCACTCGGCGGAATACTCCACCTCGCCTCACTACCCCCACCAACGCCACTCGCAAACACGCCGTCCGGCACGTTCTCCCGCTCAACCTCCACCGGCGGACCGACCGTGATATCGCTCGCCTTCCCCGCTCCTGTCCGCTCGCCGAGCCAGCACGCCATCGCCACCGCGAGAACGATGTCGTCGTGTTGACCGTCCCGCCATGCTCCGAACGTTTCGTTCGCTGACGCGGTGATTTTCACTTTGAAGTTCTGGAGTTCCTTCGCCATCACCGCCGCGTCTGGAATCGTCCTGGCGATCTTCAACCGTTCCTTCTGAAGCAACACCTGAAGGACCGACACCAGTTCCCGTTTCGGCACGTGATACGCCTGCGTCGCCTTGTCCCACGTCCACCGTTCGCCCGCCGTGATGGATATCGGCACGATCCGTACCGGCATCGCGGAATGTCTGCGGAACATATCAACGACGGGTCTCCCTACCCCCGTGTAATCGACCGCGAGCCGATAGCCGCGGAACTCGGGACGATCAAGCATCACCGCCACGTCCACGACCATATCGGGGTATGGCGTGCCGAGCTTCCATCTGTGGAGGTTCACGACGTGGTACTCGGGGAAGGGGAGAATCGTGCCGTCCGTCGCGTGTGTGATCTGGCGGAGGGCCGCGAGTGCGGTCGGGTCAGATGACTGGCCGAGGTCGAGCCCGAAGATGAAGGGGGTGCTCATTGAGTGAGTTCTCGGCGCTGAAGTTCTCTGCGGGCGTTGTGGACGCTATCGCGGATGCGGATACGGCCGATCAACAGCGTTGCTTTTCGTCGGCGGTTTAACATGCGAAAGAAATCGTCAACATCAATAATCTCGCCACTGATATTGATGTTGAGCACATCGTAAACCCGCTGCACCTTCTCCACCAACGTCGCGGGCGGGATCATTCGAGACGGTTGCATCGTTCAATCTCCTCCCGACGTCGCCGTTCTGATATCCTCCAACTGCACCGCGCGATTAACCGCTGCGAGTGCCCCGACAAGATCCGCTCGTTTGCTTCCCTTGCCCCGCTGCCCCGGCATGAGCAGCTTTTTCACCGCGTGAGCGATAGCGGGACACATCACGTTGAATGCCCGCAATACTTCGTAAATGTCGATGCGGACGGACTTCGACGGGTCCAACACGTCACGTACGACGCGGAGGTATTTGCTGCCCTCGTGCTCTGATATCGGGGTCGTATCCGTGGTCGTGGTCTGAGTTGCTTCGGTGTTGCTCATCCGTCGCGTAGCTCCGCTGTGTACTCGGGGGAAGGTGAAAGTGTGAAACGTGGGCGATGTTGGGCGATGCGTTGCGGCGGGTCAACTCACACGATACCGCGTCGATTTCGTTTCGGTTCGCTGCTGTCAATCGCCACATGATGCGAGTTCCCGCTGAGCCAGTCCGTATCATCCATCAGATTCCACAGATACCGACCAATGCCATCGGTCCCCGCGAAATTCCCTTCGCCGTGTGCCTTCCCTTTCGCGATCATCTTCTCGATCAACGCGAGAAGTGCGTCCGGGTGTTTGTCGCAGATCAATTCGTGTCGGCGGAGTGTTGCCGTTTCTGTGACACCCTTGAACGTGATTGAGTACGTGCGAACACGCTTCAGCGGGGGAGTTGGTTTCGTCTCGGTTTCGACTGGTTTGTTTTCCGGCAGTGTTGCCGTTGCTGTCAATGTCTCTTCCATCCCGTTCAATCTCCTTCGTTCATCATTCACACGCTGGCGCTGTGCCAACTTGGTTGCTCACCAACTATCGACACTCGCCACTACTTACCCGCAGTCGTTTCTTCTTCCGGAACCGCCTCAATCTTCGCTCCGTCAAACACCCACGTCACGATCCGCTTCACCAACTCCACCTCGCCGACTTCCATTTCTCCGCCCGCGAGAAACTCCGTATCCTTGAACTGTTGCTCGATTGCCATCGCCACCCGCTGCGTCTCGTTCATCAACGCCGTTTCCAGCTCGCGGCGTTTCGCCTGTTCTTCTCTCACCTTCGCGTCGAGTCTCCGCACCTCATCAAACGCGAACCGCACCGCCGCCGCTTCAGCGGGCCGCGATCCCTGGAGATTCGCCGCGAGATCACGCAAGAGTTTTTCTGTCTGGGTTGTCACTGGTTCGATCCTTCCTTCTCGTTTGAATTGATTGCTCGCCACCTCATCGCACTGCTACACAAACAACTTTTCATGCGGACCGCTCTCGAACTTCTTCCCCCACTCCACTTCGTCCACCGCGTCCGACATCGCCCTGTCAATCGCCCATTGCGGGAACACGCCCTGAATAGTATCGACGTACTCGCACATGAACTCTTGATTAAAAAACATCTCGCCCATCGACGCTCGCGATTCGTCCAAAAACTCTGCCGATAATCGCGAGCAGTCCAACGCCGTGATCTTCGTTCGCTTCCACGGGTCCGTCCCCGCTTTCTTCGGTTTCCCGTCCGCCCCCAGTCCCTCCCATTCGCTGAAAAACCACCCGCGTTTACCGAATGGCGTACTGAGTGCGATCATGTCGCCGTTCGTCGCCGCGACCATCGGGCGGACGAAATAGTACAGATCGTCCATCACTCGCGATGCTTCATCGATAATCACCAGTCCCGCCGAGAACCCCACTACGCCGTTCGGGTTTCCCGGAAGCGAGATGATACGACTGCCGTTCTCGAACTCCACCTCGGTTTTGTTCTCCGTCGTGGCCGCGAGCAGTTTCCCCGATTGAGCCCAAAACCACGATGCACGGCGGAGAAATTCGACCGACTGGCGGAGTGCCCGCGAGAACACCAGCACATCACACCGCCGTCGAGTCAACGCCGTCGCGAGTGCCTTCGCTGCGGAAATCGTCGTTTTGCCAGTCTGACGACTACACAGCAACATCTCGCGTTTCGCGGGTGACCTGATAAACTCCGCTTGCCATGGGTCCGGGGTGAATCCGGATAACGTGAGTAACCGAACTGGGTCTTGGCGTATCTCTCGAATTTCGTCCGGCTCATCGGTCCCGTCCGCCTGTCGTTGCTCGCTCTCAGCACGTTCCCGCTCCTCACGTTTGTGGCGGAGTCGCGTGTATCTCCGGTACATCTTCCGCAACGATACATCCATTAGGACTTATCCGTTTTGCCGCCCGATGTCGATTTTTTTCGTTTGGCTTTCTTCGCGTCCTGCTCTTCAAATTTGAGCAGTTTTCGCAACTCCCTGATGATGTCCGGATTTCCACCATACGTGGCTTGACGACGTCGTTCCAACAGCCACGCCCACCGTGCAAAATTGCCTTCACACGTGCGTAATTTTGTCAAGCAAGTAATTTCAAATTCGGCCTCAGCAACGTTTACGTTATGCAGCAATTCCGCATAAAGCGGATTCTTTACCGTATCGTTTTCTTTGGCAACTTTGAGCCAACTGTAGAACGTCCGAACGGGCACACCGACAGCGAGGCAAGCAGTCTCGCGAGGGGCTCCGAGTCGGAGGTTCGCAAAGATCTTTTCCGCGATCTCGGGAGTCAGTGATGTTGGCCGTCCCGCTGGCATGTCGCACCTCGTTCGCTGTCGCCGTTCGTCACTTCCGCCGTTCCGCCGCCCGCCGAAAATCCATACTCGGGGGAAGGTGTAATGTGATCCGCTGACAGTTCGCCTACACTCTCACCCGCAGTCATGCCCGTTGCGTCGTGTTGCGTCACGTCACGTCGATCTGTGATTAAACGCTCAATCACGCCACCCACTCCCCTACTCGCCCTCCGAGTCACCCACTACCGACATCGCTCGTTTACTGCCCCTCCGACGCGATTTCTTCCCACTCTCCGCGTCCCTGGCGGATTGCGATTGATCCCGTTCCTCATTCCAGCGTCGCTCGTGATTCAAAATCCAATCGTTCCACTCGTCCGCAGTCCGTTCAACGATATCCGCACCCGCTGGAAATTGCAGGACAGGCGGGAGATCAGCGGGCGGATCAATAATCGCCGCGTTGGTGATTTGCTCCTGCGTCCAATGCAGGGATACAAACTCCGTGATCGTCATAAGGAATGATTCGACGTATCTGACCATTTCTCCGGTTACTCTTGCCGGATCTTTAGCGGAAACTTTACGCATCGCGTCAATTTTGCTGGAAAACCAAAATAGCGAAATCGGGTTGAGTGCGAAGTATGCGGATTCTTTTTTAGATTCGTCGACGATAGTGATTGCCGCGTTGTCATCCGTGAGCCACGCGGGGAACGACACGAGATCGAATTTAAGCGATGCAAAAAGGCGTAGGGATGTTTTGTCGAACGGGGCAAGATCGGGGCGGAGAATCGAAGCGAGAACGGTCGGGCGGTCGATAGCCGGGGCTTGCTGCGAGGCTGATTGTTGCGAGGTCGATTGATTGACTGATGGTTGTGACGTGGTCCATTTGGGCCGCCACGGGGTCCGAGATTCGGTCACATTTTTAGATTCAGAGGTCATAACAGAATCCTTTCATGGTCCAGTTGGTCCAGGTCCAGATTCATTTCGAAAAGTTTTTATTTTATATACACAGGTGCGTTACAGGTACAAAACAATGTGTGTGCACCTTATTTTGTGTATCTCTAACTTTTTAAAAAGAATCTGGACCACTTGGACCAGAGGTATAAAAACAAGTCGTAAACGCTTTAAAATCAACAGGTTGCTCGCTGGTCCAGATTCCGAAAAACACTTGGACCACACCTGGACCAGTCGCTATGAATCTGGACCAGTCGTGTGAAACGATTACAAAAACTGCTGAAGACTGATTCCGTAATAGATTCTCGCTCGCGTACCTGGTCCAGATTCGTCTTCTCTGAGTCGTTTCTTGGAAATCTGAATCTGTCCGCTGAATGCCGAATTGAGACTTTTTACAAAGCTCATCCGGGACGACGGTTTTCGCTTCTCGGTGTCCTCGCACCACTTCACATAAGCGACGTACAGTTCATCCAGTTTCACTGACTCTTTCTCGCCGAGAACGCAACAATCTTTGACGAACCGCGAGACAGGCGAGAGAAGGTCCGACATATCCTCCCGTTCTGCGACGCTGGCATCTGGCTCGATAAACCGGCGATTGATTCGCAGTCGATCCCACCCAACAACGGACCACATGAAGATTGACGGAAGTTCCGCCTTTAATCGTTCTTCCAAATCTGTGTCCTCCTTGCCATAGAACGAATTGTTCATCTGGAGAATGATCATGCGGGACGACAGAGCTTGCGAAGAGTCGCTGAGCCGGGGGAATTCGTTTGAAGCCATTACAATTCGGGTGTTGAGCGTTGTGCTGAGCCCGGATTTGTGCTTGCGGTCAACTGGGATGGAATCCCCACCCGTGATGTTCAGGATGGTTTCCACGATTTCGGATGCGTGAGCGTTCTCCTGGAATCGAGCGTCGGTGATTGTCGCGACGGATTTCCCGATCCAGCGATCAAACTCGAATGGGCGGGAAAGCAGTGTGAGCTTTGTGGCAACGCACGATTCTTTCCCGACAAGACTGGTGAGAATTCTGGTGATGGTCCCCTTACCGGAACGAGGGACGCCTTTCAGGAAGAGGATCTTCTGGTAGGAATTATCCTGGGTAAGAAGATACCCAAACCAGTCCTGCAGGCAGTCGATTGATTGCTGATCGATGTTGAGTGTCGTTGCGATGTCAGCAGTGGCGGACGTGGCGGATGTGGATTCATCGTTGCTGACGTAGGTTCTGCAGGTCCACACGCTTTCGAGGAACCGCATCCACTCAACAGGCGGACCCGCGTTCAGATCGAAATCGTATTCCGTGGCGACCATCGTAAACAGGTTCGGAGTCGGCGGAAACAATGGATTCGCCCCGCCCGCCGTGAGTTCGTGAAGGTCAACGATACCGTTGCGAAACACGACGCACGATCGAACGTCGGCGAGAGGGCACGGCGTGGATCCAATCCAGTGTGGCGGAGAATCGACGACAATGTGAACAATCCCCCGCATGGCTTCAAGCGTTGCCCGGACGATTGCGGGTTTGACGTGCAGGACGACGGGCGGTTTGCCTCGTCCGCCGTTTGCTATCCAGTCGGCGAGTCGGTCGGAGAAGTCGTTGTTGAATTCATTTTTGATGAATCGATTGAGGCGAGGTTCCATGTCATCCAGTGCGATCCGAACGTATGCTCCGTCCCGCCATTCCCAGAATTCAGCCCGCCAATAAACGAGACGACACCGATCGGGGTGAGCGAATTGTTCAAGGAACGCCCGGGCGAGTCGATGCGGGTCCGATGCGTCTTCGTTTACGGTGGTAGCGGGAGCGGTCGATCCGATGCCCGATACACCTTCCCCCCGAGTACTTCCCTCGATGGCGTTCGCCGTCGTCGTTTGCGTCGCGGTCGGTCCGCTCAACTCTCGCTGCGGGCCCGCAAGCGACTCCTCCGCCAGACTCAACAGTTCCTCCACCGTATGTCCGTATTCAGTGAGCCACTCAAACACGTCGTCTTTCGGTTCGCGGAGATCGTCCAGCGGGAGAATCCGCACGACAGACGCGACAGGGGAGACGAGCGAGGCGACTTGCCGAGCGTGTCCGTATCCGCCTGAGTCGTTGTCGGGGAGGATGACAACGCGGCGAGCGGTGAACGCTTTGGCGATTACTTCGGGGGTGAGTTTGGAGAATTTCTCCGATCCCTCCGGAGCGGTCGTTGCGAGCAGTCCGAATGAGTGCAAGAGGTCCGCACACTTTTCGCCCTCCGTAATGAAAACGATTTCGGAGGAGCGAGAGGGATCAAGCAGGAGCGGGAGGCGATACGGAACGGTTTTGACACCCCGCACGCCGGACTCCCAAATCGTAACGCGGGTAATGCCGTCTGGAGCGAGGCGAACGCCAGCCGCTTTGTGTTGGCGAAAACTCTTTTTGCGTCCATTCGATCCCGGCTCAAGTCGTTGTACCCGCATGACGGGTTTGCCGGATTCGTCCTGGTAGATGTACTCCGCGACGACTCGCTGATCTGCGGTCGGTTCGAATTGATCATCCGCGTCGGTGTCAGCGGAGTACTCGGGGGAGGTGTGACTGGTCGATTTGCGTCCGTTCGTACGACCGCGTCCACGTCGCGTTTCACCCTTCCCCCGAGTACCTTCGCCTTGCGACTGAGCGAATTGCTCTCGAGACTCTGGCGAATACAGACTCGCCACGTCGCAACCGATCCGCCCGCAGATCGCCGCCGTGGAGCAGTGATGGGATCGGCAGTTCAGGAGAATGCGTCCGTCTGCGGGGTCAACGGAAATCCCGAGAGACGGAGTGGTGTCGGCATGGGAGGGACAAAGAGCATCCCACCCGTTTGAGGTCTCGGTTAGTTGCGTGAATCGCGAGAGGAATGCGGAGACGTGCGGGTACGACGCGAGGGTGGATGAGTGGCGGGATCCGGCGTGAGCGTGAGAGCGGGAGCGTGTGGATGATGCCATATCGGGATCTCGATTCGGGCGGACTCGGACGGTACGGATACGGGGAAAGATTAAGCCAGCACGGGATCGGGTTAGGATGCGTGCTGGCTTGCGGATTGTGCGGGCGGTGCGTTCGGTGTTGCGTGCGTTATCCGGTAATTGCCTTGATGATTTCGTTGCGTCGTCGCTGGAGTTCAAGAAACCGATCAAACAACTCTTGCGTGAAGGTGGGGAGTGGGTTCATCCCGTCTTTGCCCCATGCCTCGTTTGACATGATCAGATCGCCTTCCCAAGATTCGTAGTCGATCAGGAGGGAAAGCAGAGCGGGAGACTGGGCAATGAGACGGGCGTTAGCAGTGTCTTCGAGCCATTCTTCACCGTATGGGGATTCATCCGTGTCGAGCATGCAAGATGCGACTTCTCGGCGAACGTACTTTCCACATGGCGTAATTGCTTCGATTGAAACCGTGTCTCCACCAAGAGTGAAATCGCGGTTCAAATCGACCGCCCACGGTCCCGGCGTATGTTTCAGTTCTCTTGTCATCGTATTCAACTTCCTTTTTCCAATTGTCACGGGGCGAGTTAGAAGGTTATCACGCGGTCATGTCGGATGCGGGCACGTTGATTTTCGGGAATTCCTGAATGCGGAGATCAGCGGGCCACTCCGCCATGTCTTCGCCTTTGGCGTGTCTGATCATTCGCAAAGTGTGCGGCGTTGTCGATTCATCCCACCATTCGCGGGGATCGGGGCGGGTTCCCATCTGCTTCATGAAGAACGCCACCCCCGCCGCTTTGCACTGGTCGCGGAGTGATCGAGCCCATTCGATTTGAAACGGGCGAGCGTGCCCGCCAGACTCACCGCCGCAGATGACCCAATTGATGCCACTGTCGCCAAGAATCGGCTTTCCAGCCCATTGATTAAAATCTTGCTGCTTCCATCCGGTAGCATTGCAAAGTTCAACGGGACCGAGTTGAGGTTCCACGCTGAGAAACCGCACCTTCGCAGGGATGCGAAGCAGATGCGGAATCCGCTCGTCTGCCATCGCCTGATTCTCGACGGTTGTTCCCATCCACACATTTCCCGGCATGTTCTCAGTCCACGACCGCTTTTCCGCTTTCGGGAATGCCAGCACATTCTCAGGACGTTTGGTGAGCAAAAGCCAGTCCAGATGTGGTGTCTCGCTGATAAGATGCCAGAGACGGACGCGAGCTTGACGCACAGCCTCCCACGCACTTTTTGGCATGGTGTCTTCGCCCTCGAACACATCCGCCAGCGACGCGCAGAACACGCGGGGTCGTGGAATTGTTGGAGGTACGGCGTAGCGATCACTGGCAGGATCAACCCGCCAATTGATTGTGTGCAATCTTTGGGCTTCTGCCGCCAATTGATTCCATTTGACGGGCTCTTTCCACATCGCTTCTGATGCGATTACCCGCGTTCCGGATTTCCCCCACATGCCGAGCACTTTCGGGTTCCTCCCGCTCATCGTCTCGGCGTAGCAGTTTGCACACCCCGCGGAGACTTTAGTGCAGCCTCTCCACGGATTGAATGTGTGAGTTGTCCATGCAATCTTGCTGTTCTCTGCCATCACTCACCACTTCCTTTTTGCATTCGTTACACAAGTGTTTATTGTTTCGATACTCACCAACTCGCACCCATTCGTCAGGTAGCGAGTATGCTGTTGCACATCGGGCGTGTCGTCGGCACTGGTCGCACATCACGGAGCGGGTGGGATGCGATGGGACGCGGGCGGAGTATGGAGCGGTCATTCAGACTCGGCCTCTTTTCTCTTCACCGCTCTCGCAGTCGGTTCCATTTCCACGGTGACATCAAACACCAGAACCTCGCCGCCTGGAGTTCTGACGTGGACCACCATCTCCTCCGTCCAGTCCAGATCAGCATGATGTCGCTCCGCATACGCTTCCGCTGCGTATTCAGGTTCGATCGCTCGCACCTTTTTCGCATTGCTCTCCTCTGAGTAGTCCGGACACCAGCAAAGGAACTCGTCCAGTTGACGCATCTTGCTCACCCCGAGCCTTCCTTTCTTCGCACCTGTGACAATCTCACCGACAACTCACACGGCGGTTTCCCGATCTCCCGCACGATCACGCGAACCATCTTGTGCATCGTCTCGGAATCGTAATGCGATCCGCGATACTCAGCGGGGAACGTTTCGCCGCCGATGGTAACGAAAATGGATTCGCCGATGGTGAATGGTTTGGGTAGTTCGGACATCATGCCCCTACCTTTTCTTCCGGTTCTTCTGCCCACTTGATCGCAATCAACAGATGCAACGCCCCGATTGTCTCCAGCACTGTGCGAAGGAAGAGCGGGAAGCCGTTGCCGTGATCAGTAAACTCGTATCCGTAGGGCCACGATGTGATCTTCGTGGTTTTGATTACCAGAACCTTCCTGCCGTTGTCGTACTCAACCCCAATGATGTCCGAGATTCGGATCAGGTTGTGATAGTTCGTTCCCGGCTCGGCGATGTCTACCCACGTCGGCGGAGTGATTGTCGGCCACGTGATCACAGCGGGTGGGAACGGTTGGTAAGGTTGTTGCGGAAACTGCCAATCCATTGATTCAACGCTCATCGTTCGTCCTTTCAGTCTCGGTTAAGAACCAGATCCAACACCTAACATCCGATCTTTCGCCTGCAAATTCGCAAGCTGTTTATCAATCTCGTCCTGCTCCTCATCCGTCTCAAATTTCACACTTGCCGGAAGCGTTGAGCGACATGGAAAAGGCCAAGATGGATCACCGACATACCGCTCAGCGGGGAAAACCTGGGAGATGATAAGATCCTCAAGTGGGGTGTTGAGAATGTCGTCAATAGCTGCCATCACTCACCCCCTCCTTTCTCTTCCTTCTTCTTCCCGCCCGTCTCCTGTGGAAACACATGCCGTCCTTTCGGCGGTCCTCCAACATCGCGACGTTCGATTTTCCCTTCAACTTTCGCCGGAACCACCAGATGGACCACCAGCGGAACCACTTTTTCAATCGTAATCCACGCTCGATACAAACAACCGCCGCCGTTATCTTCGTACACATCAGATCTCATCGAGTCTTCGCGGATCTGATACTTGCGGCGGTTGTAATTCACCATCTCCGGGGTTGCCATGTACGCATTAACCCGCTCTCTCAAAACGTTCGGATCGATATCCGCATCGAGCACTCTTGAGTAGTCTGGACACCAGCAAAGGAATTCGTCCAGTTGACGCATCTTGCTCACCTGCCTTTCGGTCTCGGTTATGGTATTTCGTTCCCCTGCTCGTCGATGGGGATCAGGTCGCGGACGTGAACATCGGTGGTCCACCCCGAACCCGCAAACTCCACCCAAACGATCTCGTACTCATTTGGGGTGTGCGCGAATACTTCTCCGTGTTTATCCGGAGATCCGTCCCGCACCCACTTGCAGCGCTGCCCGATGGGATACCGCCGCTTCGTTTCCAGTTCGACGGTAATCATCGTCTGCCGCAGAAGTTCAATCTGCTCAAGATATTGCGTTCGTGTCATCACTCACCCCCTCCTTTTCGACTCCTCAACAACCAATCCGTAAACTTGCAAATTGCGTCGACTTCACGACTTCTTTGTTGTCGTCGTAATTGACGATATTTCTGCCGCCAGATATGTCGTCGTCCGACTCGAAGCAAATCGTTTTTGATGATCTGTATTTTGCGATTGGTTAATGCCACGATTAGCCATTGCCTCCTTTCTCTTCCTTCTTCTTCCCGCCCGTCTCCTGTGGAAACACATGCCGTCCTTTCGGCGGTCCGCCAATATCCACTCGCACAATCTTCCCCGCATCCGTCGCCACCTTCCGCCGCTCCTCATCCTCCCGCCAAAACCTTTCCAACACCCTGAACGTCGTCAACTCCGCGAACCTCCGCCCCGGACAAAACCACCAATGCACGCGGGGGTATCTCTGCTGATACGCCACGACGCTCCGGAACACGTTCCTCGGCGGAAGTCGCGAGTACTCGGGGGGTGTGGAGAATAGCGTCTGCCAGTCCGCTTCGACGACGACCGCCGCGAATTCGCACCGCTCTTGCAGTCGTTCAAGTTCGCGGACGAATCGCTTCCGCCCGGATGACAACGTGCCGAACAGATCCGCAGCGGACTTCCTCTCAACCGCCACTCTCGCCGCCATCCCTTCGATGCCGTAGTCGCCCTGTTGGAGCGTGCCGCGAATCATGGGGATTGTCCACGTCTCCGCGTCGGTCGCATCCTGGCCGATCTGGATGTGTTGCGACTGCTGTGATTGTCGGGATTGCGGTTTACTCCTCACCCCCGAGTACTGCTGATCGACGGTGATCGACAGGAACGAGAACGGGGTTTGTTCGCGGGTGTCGATGATGATCGAAAAAGGGCAGAGACGCATTAGTATCCCCCCTCGCGACTGATCACACTGGCGGGCGATGTGAACGTGTCGTCTCGCTCATCCGCATCAACTTCCGCACCTACCCCGTCAAACAGCCCCGCTTGATCCACCAGATTCTCCACGGCGATTTGCAGATTCTTCACCGCTTGCCGGTAGTAACTCGGTTTCAACTCCACCCCGATTGCCTTCCGTCTGTTGATAACCGCCCCGTAAACCTCGCTCCCGACACCCATAAACGGGGTAAACACAACCTCACCGGGATTCGACCACAACACGCATGCCCGCTCGATCACGTCCAATTGAAGAGGGTGCATGTGTTTTTCGTCCTCTTGATCTCTCGCTTCCTTGTACGGCAACACTCGCGACAATCGCACGTCATCCCAAAACGCCGATGCGTATTGCCGCCAAATCCAATGAGAGTAGCGGTTCCCGGTTTGCTTCCCTTTCCAGTCCTTGTACCGCAACAACTCACGCGGGATCTCCCGTTCCCCCGCGTACCGCTCCAACCCTGTTGGGTGAGCAATCGGGATAGGATTCTCGCCCCGCTTCCGGAACATCAACAGATAGTCCGCCGATGCCACGTCGCACAGCGAAGAATCATCAACGATCTGTTTGTGTGCCAACCCCTTTGCCATTGTCCGCGTCCGCACGGCGAGCGGTTCCTTCCACACGCAATACCGCCCTGTGTAATCCCACCCGAGCGATTGATGTAGGCGGATGATGTCGCCCGGGAAGTCGGTCAGCCCGCCGCCGAGATTCGCTCCGTTGTTCGGAACGTCCATGCAATGGACGCCGGATAACCGCCCTGGCAACGTTACGCGGGTGATCTGTTCGACCAAAAAACGGTAGTGCTCGAAGAACTCCGCATACGTGCGACAATTCGACAGGTCCCGCTCGTTGCTGCTGTACGTGTACAATCCGCAAAATGGCGGAGAGTAGATCGACAGATGGACGGATTCATCCGGGAGACTCTGGATAACGTCAATGCAGTCTCCGTTGTAAATCGCGTATTCATCCGTGATCTGTTGCTCTAAAATACCCACGATGGAACCTCCATTATCCTTGTGTACTCTTCCCGCCGCGATACCTTCAGTTCATTGCCCATCAACTGCACAAGCATCTCGGTCATCCGTTCTGCTTGCTCGTTTTTTCGCTGTAAATTTTCGAGCACGTACGACTCACCTTCCGACGTAACAAAATCAATCGTGACGGGGTTTTTCTGCCCGAATCGCCATGATCTGCGGATGCCCTGATACACCTGCTCGAACGAGTGCGACGGGAAGAACGTCTGATGAGCACAATGCTGGAAATTCAGACCCAACGCCCCGATCTGCGGTTTCGTGACTAACACGCGGACCTCACCCGCACAGAACGCCGCGAAGGCCTCTTCTTTCGCGTCATCCGAATCCGCTCCGGATACCTGAACGCAATCAGGGATCAGATGCTCGAGCATGTCGCCCTCGGGATTCAGATGACACCAGACGATAGCGGGCTTCTTCGTCCCCCGAACCAACTCCGCCGCCATCTCACACCGTTCCGGCATCGTCCGCCGCCGCTCTTCCCGTTGCTCCGGGAGAGTCACAGCGGGCACGTCAAATAGATGCCCCGGTTTTTTTGTTCGAGTGACGACGACGTGCTGACGGGTCGTCAACTCGGGGAGGATGAAATCGCGATCATCGAATCCCACGTCGGAGGGCTTGCGGACCGCCCGGGCCCACGAACACACCCAACGCCAAAAACCGCGTTCGGCGTGCCCTTTCAGGCGATACTTTGCCCGCCCCCATCCGAGTCGATCCTTTGAAGTGGTTTGTTTGAAAAACATCGACAGCATATCGCGGGATCCCAGTTCGCCCAACGCTTCGGATGATGTTCCGAGTTCGATGTAGTCGTTTGGGCATGGTGTTGCGGAGCACAGAAGGCGATACGGCATCCGCCGCATGAACTCTGTGATTTCTGCCGTTCGTTTCGCATCGTCGTTTTTGATCGCCTGAGATTCATCGGCAATCACGCCGCCGAAATCGTCGGGGTTAAATCGATGGAGCGATTCGTAATTCGTCACAACAATCCGCTTCCCCGAGTGCTTCCCCGTTTTCGACCGCTCACAATCAATCCCGAACTTCCCCGCCTCCGCCACGGTCTGAGCGGTTACGCCGAGCGGAGTAACGAACAACACTGGTTTATTCGTGTGGCGGACGACGTTCTCTCCCCATACGAGAGACTGCGGAGTTTTGCCGAGGCCGCAGTCTCTCGAACAACGCCGCCCGCCCCTTTCGGATTGCCCAATCGACAAGATGACGCTGGAAGTCGAACAGGAACTCGGGGAGGAAAGTCGGCGTGAATCCGCTGTTTGTTCCGGACTGGGACTTGTTGCGGATGAAGGATTCGTAGTCCGTCTTGGTTTCAGTCATAACGTTGACGCTCCGCATATCACCCTCCTTGCATCACAAGACACCACAACCACACACTTACTCCCCCGAGTACTATCACCGCTCCGACCACCACGGAGACGACAGCGAACCGAATTCCGATGCGGATCATGCGGTGGAGTCCGTGAGTTTTAAACATCGGGAACCTCCGCAGATCCATCGAACTCAACTGGCTGACAATCTCCATCCGCGAATGACCATCGCTTTTTGAACAGTCGGCGATCCCCAGCACGTAGCGATCCCGGTTCAATCTCCCACCCCTCTTTTAGCAGTTGCGGTAAATGAACCTTCAACATGCAACAGTTATCCTTTGGTCCGCATGAACATGAGAAACAAACTCGATAATCACGACATCGAAGTTCGAATATGTTGTTATCGAAGTCGTAGATAATCGTCTCGATTGTCACGTGGTTATCGCCGTCGAGTCGCAGAATCAAACCGGGAAACGGCGGGATTCCAAGAGTGATTGATCGTTCAATGTCACACTCTGCGTCCTTTGCAATTACGAGCAATCTCAGTGTCGCCAAGAACATCATTCACCCGCTTTCGGCAGAAACAATTGACGGACGATATTCGCCAGCCCACTCGCCCCAACCGCATCCACGACCTGCTCCCGCAAAAATGTCTTCCTCCGATCCAAACTCACCTTCCCCGATTGCTCTCTCAACACCCCTTCGTTACCGATGAGTATGCAGAGTCTCGAAGCCCGACTAATCGACGTGTAGATCCACTCCCGCGACGCAACGCGACCCGCTGATGGGTCAATCATCACGATTACGCACGGCGATTCGCTCCCTTGCATCTTGTGCCCCGAGACTGCATACGCGAGATCGAAATTGCACCCGCGACCGCGTTCGTCATCGCCGCCTTCGTCCTTCTCCGCTCCTTCTCCGATCCCGTTTCCGCCGATGTTGTCCGATTCCTCACTCCCCCGAGTACTCTTCCCGATTGGGATCCTGATGTATGTCAACTCGCCATCGCTTCCCCCGCCGAACGTCGCAATCGTGACTGATTTCCCGACCGCGACGACACGACCGATCTCGCCATTCGCCACGTACACCTGTTTCGATCCCTTGCCGCGTTCAACCGTGTCATCGATCACCGAGTCGTAATACGATGGGTCCGCTGCGTACTCGGGGGAGAGTGATCCCGTTGTCGGCCTGACCTGTTCAACGAATCCATTCCGCAGACACATGATCTTGTCGCCGCATCGGAACGGGTTGCCCGCCACCTGGAGACCATCCGGGTTAAGGAGATTGCGAAGTCGTTCATTCACCGCCCCGCGTGCCAACTCACTCTGTTTGTTTCGCGGAACGATCACCTGTGTTTGCCACACCCGGTCGAAACGGGACAACCGTCGCAACACTTCGTCCAGTGAGTCGAGAGACTGGCGGGCGGAGTATGTCGGGATCAGTTTGAGGTTCTCACCCGCATCCAGATCGATCCGATCCGAGAACGCAACAGGCTTGCCGTCCTTTATCGCCGCACACGCATGAACGATTCGCCCCGCGTTCCGTCGCACTTCGGAGAGTTCTCCGTACGACGGGATTTTTGACTCAATCAAATCCCGAAACGGTGCTCCGTGTCCCACTGGCGGGAGTTGATTTGGGTCTCCGATGAACAGGACATGAGTACCTTCCGACCGCATTTCCTCCACGGCGGGAATCACCATGTCATCCGTCGCATACTCGGGGGTGAGCGAAACGTAGTCCGCTGGATCGACATACCGGCGACAGTCCGGCCCGTATCCGATCTCCCACGATGCGGGATCGGTCAACCGCCGTCCGCACCGACGACACCGCGGTGGGATCGGTTCGCCTTTCGGGACTCGGATCTCTGGCATCGCTGCGGAGACGTGCGGGCGTTGAGTCGCGTCGAGTAGAGCGGCGAGCAACCGCGTGTCGATCATGGAGGATTCGTCGATAATCAAAAACCGATACGGTAGCGGGTTGTACCTGTTGTGTTTGAATGCGAACTGCCCGCCCTTCGTCATGCCGATCCCGAGCAACTTGTGAATCGTCGTCGCGGTGATCGACAATCCGAGCGACTTCATGGCGAGATTACACCGCACCGCCGCTTTTCCCGTTGGACACGCAACGGCGATCTCCCCCTCAACTCCACTGCCAGCGAGGATCTCGCGGAGGATGTACGCGAGCGTGTGAGACTTCCCCGTCCCCGGCGTTCCGGCGAGGATCCCCACGGGTTTCTTCAATGCGGTCAAAGCCTGCTCGCGTTGGTGGACGGAGGGCAATCCATCACCCGCCACTTGCGAAACGGGAATCTCTCGCGGCCAGATACACTCTCCCCAGAGTAGATCCGCAACCGAGCCGGCGACAATCGCCTCTTCCGTCGCACAGTCGGATTCTGCGAGGTACAGCTTTTGTTCGGTGTCGCGTCGCCGTGCGATCCAGCCCGCACGGATGCCGAGACGCAACGCTCGCACCATCTTGTCCGCATCGCATCGCAGTTCGCTCCGAATGGCATCGGCGACTCGTTCCGCGGCGAGCCATGTGTTACCGTTCGCCTGAGTGCGGAGATGATTCCACGCGGAGAGCGTAACGAGCTTCAGCTTGTCCTTTGGCTTTTCCAGTTCGTTCCATAACTTCAAGCATCTCGCGAATGATGCTCCTGGCATCCCTGCCACTAACAACGCGAATGGGTTATTGCGGATGATCTGCGGAGCTTTCGCCCCTGCACGGTCAATGCACTTTTGAATCAGCGATGACGGAAAGCCCCGCCCGCTGAACAGTCCGTGCAGTTCGATTTTCGTCCGCTCCGTCGCGTGATGCTTCCACAGATCCGCCGATGCCTCTTTCGCGTCAGCCAAAGACATGATTCTCCGCTCTGCGACCAGTTCGGGATTCTCGCGGAGAGTCGCGACGGCATCGCCAGCGAACGCCCGGAATAATTCCTCCGCTCGCCGTGTGCCGACGTTCGACGCGAATTTCGTCAGGTATGCCACCACGCCACGCGATGACATCGCACCGTCAACGACGAACGTATCAAAGCGAAATTGCGGTCCGCGATTGCCCTGCTCCCAACGCCCGAGGAAGCGATAGCGGAGACCGAGCGAAAAGTCTTTCGGGAGTGCCTTCCCCGTTGCAACGCGGCCATCTGCGAACGCGAAAATTATGTGCGGGTCATCTTCCTTCCCCGAGTGCCAGAGAATGCGGTGAGGTGATCCGACGTGCTCGCGTTTGGTGCGGTCGATTGGTTCGGTGTTGAGGGTGGTCATGGTTGCTCCACGGAATGAAAATAAAGGGTTAGTTCGCCTGGAGGATGCTGGAACACAACGCCCGAGCGGTTCCCACTGGGACAGCGTTTCCGATCTGTTTCACTTGTTCCGTCTTGCTGCCTGTTATGATGTACTCTTGCGGAAACGACATTCCCGCAGATAATTCGTGCGGACGGAGCATTCGCAAGCGGATACCGTTCTTCGACTCGACTAGTGCGAAACGGTCTTTTGTGGTGATCGTCGGAAGCGGGAGATTCAACGATGTTGGTTCTGTGTGACCGTAGTAGGGGATTAGGAACGACTTCCCGCCAAAACGTTCCAGACCTTTACGAATCAACCCCATCGTCTTGTCCGTAAGCGGTTTTTTTCGCCCTTCGACTAGGTTCCCTGCCAGCGTCCAATCGATGATCTCGCTCGCGGATCGCCACAGTTTCCGCGTATCCGCAATTAATCCGTTGCGTTCCACCTTGCGGGTGTGGGTCGGTTCTGGCCATCGGATCACACTTGACCCGCGTTTTGCAGCTTGAATGAATAACCTTTCCCGCGTTGTCGGATCGCCAAAATTGGCCGTGTTCAAGACTCGCCAATCGACCGTGTATTCCATAGATTCGAGAGTTGTAATGAAAGCTGTGAAATACTTCCCGCGTTTGCTTTTCAAAGGTTTTCCGTCTTCTCCAATTGGTCCCCATGATTGAAATTCTGGAACGTTCTCGATGAGAATGTGTTTGATCCGCAGATCCGTCGCCCAACGAACGATGCACCACGCTGACGATCTGGATTGCTCCTCAACGGGTTTCCCTCCTCTGGCGTTGCTGTGATGAGTGCATTCAGGCGAAGCTACCAACAAATCGAGTTTCCCTTCAGGAACTGCCCGCAGCGGGTTCAATGTCGTGAGCGATTCGCAGAAATGGCGGGCAGAGGGATGATTCGCCGCGTGCGTTTCAATCGCCCGATCCCAGTGATTCACCGCGATCAGTTTGACCTTGCGGCCCGCTGACTCGCATGCTTGCGTGACACCTGTAGATGTGCCGCCAGCCCCGCAAAAGAGGTCCGCAATCAGAATGGGTTTTGCCATGTGCATTCGCTCTTTCCGTTCGCCTGTGTACGTAAAAAGGGCGGGTCAGCATGAAACTCCGTGCCCAGTACCAACCCGCCCGCGTGTGTGTAGACTGTCAACCAACTCCGACCGTCTGCGATCCGTTACAGATCGTCGAACATATTCGCCTTCGCCGTGTTGCCAACTCCGACGCCGACCGTCTGCGATCCGCCCCCGCTGGTCGTACTCGGGGGTGTGGAGTGGTTCGCGGTCGTGACTGTCGCGGTTG